TAATTTCTGCTGTTGATATGAATTTAAGATTAGCCAAACGTAAAAATATTCCGTTTGGTGGATTACAAATCGTAATGGTTGGCGATTTTTTTCAGTTATCCCCCGTACTCAATGAAAAGAGTACTGAAGGTTATCATTATCTTCAAGAATTCAAATCACCGTTTGCGTTTGATACTGACACATGGAAAGATTCTGGGATCAGAACAATTCAACTTGATCAGATTATGCGTCAATCCGATCAGACAATGATTAATGCTCTGAATGAAATTAGAATTCGTGGTGATCATTTTCGTGAAGCGTTGGAAATGTTTAATCGTTCTGGATTGAATAATGAAGATGTTGACGAAGAAAACGCGCTTTTCCTTTGTTCAACTAATAAAGATGCAGATATTATAAATCAGGATAGTTATGCAAATCTTGAAACTGAACCACGTTGTTATACAGGCGTCCTTTCAGGAAAATTTAAAGAATGTCCCGTTCCTTTGTATCTAGAAATGAAAATCGGTTGCAAAGTAATGATTTGCGCCAATAATCATGATTCAGGATATTACAACGGGCAAATTGGTTATGTGAAAGAAATGTTCGAAGATATGATAGCAATTGAATTAACATCAGGTGAAACAATTCACATAACAAAATACAAATGGGAAGAATATGATTATGTAAAAGATAAGGACGGTAAGGTAACAAAAACTGTTATCGGTTCTTATGTCCAATTCCCTATCAAAATTGGCTATGCTGTGACGATTCACAAGGCTCAGGGGCTTTCTTTAGATAATGCGATCATTTATACAGGTCGTGGTTGTTTTGCTCATGGTCAGGCTTATGTAGCCTTAAGTCGCCTTCGTACTATGAAAGGACTTAAACTGTTAGATAAGATTTATCCGAGTGAAATAATTGTCGATCAAAGAGTTAAAGATTTTTACGATGGAAAAATCGTAACCAATCTTTTTGATATTATGAAATGATTGTACTTAGCCTGCTAGGTTGGCGATATGATCGTTAGCTGTTAGTTTGCCTCCTTTCTAACTTTTGCGCGATTGATAGTAAATAAATCTAGTAGCCACAACGTTATTCCTAAGTTTCAACGGTGGCCGCGCCGTGTGGTGAAAGGCGGCAACATTCATTGAATTTAAGGATACAAAATGGATAACATTAACAAGAATTTTCCATATAATCATCGCCTTGTTGTTTGTGCTGCTGTTAAATACGAAAAATCTGGGTTGATTGTAGTAGGTGCAAGACATTTTGATAAACTTATGAATAATATTATAGATAGATTGAAAGATTTTAACGAATACAGTGAAGTTCCAGTTCAAGGTTTTGTTGATCAGTTTGGAAAATTCATGGATAGAAAAGATGCCCTGCAAGTTGCAAAAGATGCAGGGCAATTAAACGTGAGAAGATTTAAGACGTGGCCAGAAGATGAATTATTTAGCGAAGATTTATATTGAGAGTCGATTTATTCAACCGCCATATCCAAAATGGCTTCAAGTTCAATAATGGCGTATTCTACTGCTGTTTCATCGCGAAAATAATCACAAACGAATTTTGATGTAACCATATCAAAATACAACTTTCCACCTAACATTTTATTTGCTTTATTGTTACTGATGGTTTCACCTTGTAAAGATGCTGATGAAATGTTGCCGGTTTTATATGTGTTTATATTAAAACCGGCAATTTCCTCCCAATTATTGAAATAAATGCGGTGTTTATTACCGTTAATCCATTCTTTCCCACCCTTTTCAATCAATGCATTTTTCTGTTCTTCAGTAATCATATAATTAATCCTCATTTCGTTTAAAGTATAACCATAATACATTAAATCATTACCATAGTCAATACGTTATTCAACTAATATTCGCCATGAACCAATATACATTTCTTGTGTGCTGCTTGATACTACATCTATCAATAATCCAGCATAAAAATAATAATCTATGTTATATGATGGGTTATTTGGAACGTTTGTTGTGATACTACCGACTAATGAATTGTTTATATAGAAATCAATATTTGTATTATTTTTTCTAAAACTAAAAACATTGTTATTTGTTACAGTTGCATTTAAAAGAACAGTTGATTGATTAGTGGCATCCCCGCATGTTCCATAGATTCCACTTGAATCTATTAAAAACCCTATATGCAATGAAGTATTTGAAAAATCACTACCAGAACCAACTCCAATAAAATAAATACCGTCTACTACAGTATTGAGATATACAAATTTAGTCGTAAATGAAACGTTTTTATCCCATGTCGTCTCTTCTAATACTGCAATAGGAGATACATGATAATAAACCCTTCCATATGAATTTGCAGAACCACCACTTGGTATGGAAATAGTTAAATGATTTGTAGTAGGTGATTGAGTTACTGTTCCATCATTTGAAACTGCTGTTTTATATTCATCTGTAAAATTTACAGGAAATCCGTTTTTTTCAATTCTTAAAACGTTTTCAAAAAAAGAAGGATTTCCTGTAATTGAAATTTCATTTCCAACTTTTACACCATTTGTCGAATCCCACGAAATGAAATTATTAACACCATCCCCGGCGTAAAACCCATCAGTTCCTAAATAAATTCCACTAACAGCATCGGTATAAGTAGACTTGTTGTAAACTATTTTACCTTTATTGGAGCCATCTATAGTTAAAGTTATTGAACCATATGTTGTAATTCCATTATTCAATTTATCAACTGTTACGTCTGCATTATCAGCCGGTTTCCCCCCATTATCATCACTTACTCTCGACCATTCAAACGGCATAGTATCAATGGTAGTAATTAAAGAATTCACATTAGAGTTTAAATTGCTTAATGTAAAATTCATATTAGTAATGTTATTTGAATTCGTTCCTACTGAAGTAGATAGGTTAGAATAATCAGTTTGCAATGTTGCAATAGCGCTATCATGATTTGTTAAATCATCAATAGAATTTTTAACTTCTTGTAGATTCGCATCCATCTCAGTACCGTACATTAAACGGCTTAATGATGAATGCAAAGTAATGTTATTTTTATCTGCTGTTATTGCCATTACTTAAAACCTTAAATGTAAGTATCTTCTATATAACCTGATTCAATATATTGACCATATTCGGGTCCTACGCTTGAATCGTGTGCGTTATAAAAATTGTTTGGGGTATTTAAAATATCATCTACACTCACATTTAAAAAATCATTAACTTTAAATGTTTCATAATCATAGACTAACTTTGTATCTTCAACTTGTCCATATCGATTCCAAAGATCATATGATGAAACAACGATAGTATCAGCTAGATTATCAATTGAAATACTGAAATCATCCGATCTGATTATTAAAGAAATCAATTCTAAAATATCAACTTCACCAAACAGTTTCATACCAGCCGGGTGAAGAACTTTTAAAACTACGTCTCTATATTTATCAATATCAATACCAGCTTTGATAACATATGAAAAATCTTGATAATAGTCGCTATCTTGTAGTTTCTTATCATCAGACAAGAATCCACTATTATCAAAGTAATATCCCGGTATTTCTCTAATTAATGATGGTTGAACATGAATTATTGCACCGTTTCCGCCTATCGTTCCATCAAACTCTTGATCAGTTAAAATTCCAAATGGAGTATCAACAAATTTAACATCCTGAATTTGACCTGTACTATTAACCCGATCTACAACTAACAAACCTGAATAAATTGGAAACGTTAATGTTATTGTATCGCCTGCTACTATAGACGAATGAAAAAGATTTTTTCCATCATACGAAACCCCTGTTAATGGTGATCCATTTAATTTCACAATCAATTCTGATTCAGAAAAAATAGTTGTATAACGTGTGTCGATACTTCCATTTTCAGTTGCTGAAAGATAAATATCAAATGTAGCATCCCCGTTATATGTTAAAACATTATCTTCTACATAATTCAATCCAGCGTTATCTATAACCGCCGTATCACATATAGGTAATATCCATTCTTCTTTACCATCTACTGTAATCGGATAATTAATATCAAATGTACCATCAATATCAGTTAAATAAATTTCACAGAAATTGAACTTATTCGCATATCTTTGAATAATTCTATTTACAGTAGCATAAGCATATTCATAAACCCCAGCATATACTTCACGTTGTTGTTCAATTCTTCGATAAAGAAAACTGTTAACATTCCCAGAATTAGAAACGTACATCAATGATTCGTTTTGAATCCAATTACCATCAGACGTTTTTAAAATATCATCGCGTGGATAGTAGATAGAAATATCTTCATCGTATAAAATTCTGAATATAAATTTGAATGATTTTTCAGTACCAATAGTTTGAAAAAATTGTTTTGAATATCGAATTAAAAGTTCTTTGCTTGCTAATACACTTTCAGGTACCGATTGAAGATATTCCTTTTTCATCAAATCAACATACAGGGATAAACTATCTTTGAAATTTAGATAATTCAAATGATTTTTCAAATGGTAATAAGGACTACCTTCGGTTTCTAACCATTCCATATAGGTTTGTAGAAATTCAACGAAATAAGGATAATCCTCATTTATCTGTCTTGAAAATTGTTCTGGAACTGTATGATGAATGTATTTTGTCATCTTGAAATTCTATCTATTTGTGAACTGTTAATATAAACTGCGAACATTCTTTCTGTATAAACATTATCTGTTGTTGGAATGGCGACAACACGAATCGTATCAGGACTAATGATAAAAGAAGTAAATTCGGTGTAACCAGTATCGTAATCAATAGAACCTATTATTTCAGTAGTTTCAACGCCTGATATAGTCACATTTTTAATTACATTCCCATTCCCATCATCAGTAATGTATTGGTTAGTAGCTGTAGCGTCTAAGACTATATCAGTAATCATTAAAGATGAAGGTTCTATTTTATTCAAAAATTCAACGATGTATTTTTCTGTTTTATTTTGAGAAACTGTTAAATCAAAGAAAATTTCTTTATTTATTTCAATACTGGTGATAGAAGAAATGTCACGAATATTTTTACTCAATTTACTATTGTTGTACCAAAAATCAAAAGTCTTTAATGTAGCATTATAATCATTAATAACAGTTTGAACTTTAGCTACTGTTTGAGTGTAAGTGTCGGTTGTTGAATTAGCATCAAACAAAATTGAAATATATAAATTTATCCCTATGTATTGAGCATCTACAACAATTGGACCCATCATAGAGTATGATTTCATTTGGTTTTCAATTATAGTTTTAACACTATCCGCAATAATGAAACCGGATTGTGGAATTGCACAAAGAAAAACTTTTCCATAATAGGGAGGTACATTATCTTCTCCTCCCCATGCTTTAGCTGATCTTATGAATCCAAAATCACGCAACATCAATGTTTCATAATCTTGAATTCTTACAGCTCTGTTTTGAGTTTCATAAACTTTTGGAGCAATGAATTTGATAAAATCAATATCGTTCTTTTCAGAACCACCATAACCATTAGTATTAACTGTGATAGTTATGTTTGAATAATTTTCGATAGGTGTTGCTGCTATTAATGTGCTTATTCCGTTTGCATGATCAGATTCACAAATAACATATTCTATAGTTACAACAGAATTATCTAAAGGATCATATCCTAAAACGTTTTTACCGAATTCAATTTCAAACAAACCTTTTGTATTCTCATACAAATAATAAAAATAACCATCAGCAGCAACTTCTGTAATATCGCTTACTTTTGTGTATTCTGTTTGAGTGGTAGAAGAAGATGATTCTTTTACATAAACGCGTAATGTCGAAGTATCAACATCAACGTTTGAAATTTCAATTTTTGAACCTGAAGTATAAAGAAAATCTTCAGATACAATCTGGCCTTGTTTTAAATTAACATCAGTTGCTTTGAAAGTATTATCAACAGTTTTGAATAAAATCAAATCATCAGTGTTTGTAAATTGATAATTAACATTATCTATAGTGTTAAGGAACGTCGATCCTTTGTTACAGGTGATAGAAAACGTGTTTACATCAGGGGTTGTTGTTGGTATTACTTCAATATCAACGTTGACTGTGGTCGCTGTACGGCTTTTAGGGATGTATGTTAACTTTTGGGCATGGCTAACAACATTTGCACGTAATTGTGCTGAATCTAGAAATGATTCAGTACCAACCATATTTGCCATATAAGCAATATAGTTTGTATTGCGAGTTAAAAAATCAATAGTAGTTAGAATTGCTGAACCTTCATAATTGAAGTCAGCAAAAGCAGGCTTTGATTGTAAATATGTAATCAAAGCCTGCTTTAGTTCAGTAGGGTCGTAAGATAAAATAGTAGACATATCGCCGCCTAGAAATATTATTATTGTTCTATTTAGGTTAGCGGATACGTGTCAAATCTATATTCAGTGTTTGCTCAGAAGGGTTGTTTAATTCGTTGTAATAAATTTTAATCTTTATTTCATTATCACCATCGTCATACACTTCAACATCAATTATTTCAACTTGAGGTTCAAAGTTTCTAATTGAATTTATGATATTGTCACGTATTTGTTGACCTGTTGTTAAAGTAATATTTTCAAATAAAGAATAGTCGATATTGGTTCCTAGTTCTACGTTATAACCACGATCACCAAAATTTGTTAATACTATATTTTTTATCGATTGCTTAATAGCAGACGATCCAGTTTTAATAACCAGATCACCAGTTAATGGATGTGGTCTAAATGTAAAATCCAAGTCCTTACGCATTTACAATAATTCCGCCTTGTCTTGTTTTTATATTTAGTTTCCATTCTTCATTTCTTTCCATTTCTTTCATAAAATCATCAAAGGCTTTCCGACTGTTTAATATCGCCCACATTCCATTTACAGTTCCTAATCCATAACCAATTCCTATACATCCTTCAAAATCGTTTGTTGTGTTTCCAACATGGATCATAATAAAAGTTCTACCTTCAACGCTTGTAACTTCCCATCCAATATCTAATTGACCGTGTGTTGTTCTTTTAATAACACCAGATTCACGTTTATGTAAATTGTAAGTTCCTTCAGGAATACAAGAAATTCCTGATTGATTATTTTTCCATGCAAGTTCCATTGTGTCGAATGTTAAACCAGAAGGCATAACCATTTTACCAATAGTTGCTATATCCGTATATGCTCTTTCTAATGTGATTAAGTTAGACATTTTTATTTTTATACCTTTATTTTTATGTAAGTTTAAGT